CCTGCATATCCTCCGCGCTATGCTTCATCCTCTCACCACCTCTCTCAGAATCGGCCAGTGTTAAGACGCTGCTGCAATGCGCGAACAGTCCCAGCACCAAACCAGCCATCAGCAGATACACTAAGATGACGCTGGATTGCGCGCACAGTATCAGGGCCAAGCAGCCCATCAGCCATCACGCCACACTCACGCTGCACGCGACGAATCAGTTCGGAACCGCCACCACCATAACGCAAGGACTGCTCAATAGCCGAACGCCCCCACCCCTTGCCGGTAACGCGCTGTTGTCCGCTGATTACCCCATCGACGGTAGTGTTCATGACCTGCTGCCAGCGGCGCACCGTAGCCGCTCCTGCGCTGCCGTCAACAGCAAGCACGGAAGAGGTGGCCGCTCCCAGCCCCGGAATCATCTGGCCTTCGATGTCTGAAGTCCAGCCGAGCAGCCTGTAGCCGGAATTGACCCAGCCCTGCACGGATGCGCTGCCGACCTTGTTGGTGATGCTGTTGGTGGTAATCATCTGCCCATTACCTGCATAAATAGCCACATGACCGTAACGACCGCCGTTGCTCATGTAAATAGGTGCTCCGAGCGGGATATCATCCGTGCTGCTGGTATTGTGCTTATGCTGCGACGCATTCCACGCCGCGATAGCACTCGGGTATCGGGCGGCGGCACCATAACAGTCCTGAACGAACTTAAGACAATAGCCGCCATACCCGCTGTTAATCTGGCGGGCCTTCGCAAGCGCCTGAGACGCTGTATTAATCATTACTTATCCTCCCTCGATGGACTCGCAAGAATCTTATTTCGTATCTCGGTGCCTACCCCGTTACCGCCCAAAGCGTGGTAAGCCGTGTAAACACGTTCGACGGTTTCCTTGTCCTCAAGCGGCGTGTACCCGCGTGACTGTAGCAGCTCATCATAATGCGCAAGCTTGCAGTAGAGCAGTTCCTTCACCCCGTTACGGATAGGATTATCGCGTTTGTCAAGCTTGCCAAGCAGCCACTGCACCAACAACGTCACCGTCTGACTTCCCAGAATCGCACAAATTATAGTAGTTTCCATCACTCGTCCCATTCGATGGGCGGCATCGTGAAATCATAGGTTATTTTCATTGTCTGCCGACTGTTTTTTATCACGGGATTGTCCAATCTTGCGCGGCTGAAGTACTGCGTACCCAAGTCCAACCCCAAATAGTAATTATCGAGCAGGAAATCACCCATGAAACAACCGTGGAAAGACGAATAATTAGTACCGTAAGAGCCAAGCCACTTCTGCCGTGACTCTAGTACGTTCGCGTTATCGTCAATGTCGAACACTCGCCCGCCGATGATGATTGAATCCTCTTCGGGCAGAGCTGTCAAGTTAGTGTTACCGGATGGAGTGCTGGGGATAGTGAAAGTGTGAAGCTGTGCGAATCCTGTGGAACGCTCCACAAGCGTCCACGTACCCGACACGTTTTCGATGGTGAAGAACGTGTCACGCTTAGGATGCCAGCAAACCGAATTAACCTGATTACTCGTCGTGACCTGCGTCGGGTTCGTCAAATCGGAGAGCGGAGCATGATACACGTAACTCTTATAACCCGGCGCCCACCAAAGCTCGCCACGGCGGAAAGCAATCCGAGAATTAGAAGAGAACTCACCCAAAGGATGGTCGGTGAAAACCGGAGTATCGCCCTGAATCCAGTTGATGAACTCATCAACCGCCATAACAGTCACGCCACTGTCATGCGTGTAAATGAGCGTCTTACCATCGTTCACGATACCTTTGCTAAAGTCCACATTTTTATACAGCAATCCGGCGCTGTAAATGTACTCGAAATCACTGGACTGCATGGTGGTGTACACGCTCTGAAACGAGCCGTTCGCCTGAGTGGTGGCGAAATCATACACGAAACGCTGCGAATTCGCTCTCTGATAACTCTCAGCCGGGTTGAACGAACCATTATCATCCGCGCTACTGCTCGCACCATACCCACCATAGGCCAGCGCATTACCGTGTATGACTCGTTCACGCTCGTTAGCCACGCCAGCGTAATCCGTCAATGTTAGACCTGTGTTCAACCCTTTACTCATGTAGATACTGGGAGTAATACCGGCAAGGCCAGTTGTCACAGTCGTACTAGTACTAGACACGTGCGCCAGTTGCATGAAACGACTGTTCGTGACCTTACGCAACGCACCATAAACAAACGGGCTCACGTAATTGTCGTGCTCCTCGCATTGCGCAAGACTCCCGTCTGTGTTCCTCACTTCCACCTTAACATGCCCGTGCACCTTAAAATCAGGGTTCACACGTGACACTGAATCAACCGCCATTGTGTTGTAATCCTCCTAGATTGTAACGGTAACGCCTACACCTAATCCTACAATTGTCAGCCTGTACGTGCCCGTGGGTACTCCCTGCACGGTTGAAACGTCCAAGCTCGTAGACCCGCCAACCACGGGCGGCATTCCAACAGTCCAAGATGAATCATCGTTAGCAAGCGTAAACACGTCACCATCATCCGCATTAGATAAGGTGATAGTGTGCTTATCATCCGAAAGCCACACGAACGGCTGCAACGTATCCGTGACAGCACGCAGCGAACCCACGAAACGCTCCACCGGGTCAGACACGGAAAGCTCCGACAACTCGGGGAACGAAACCGTAGCCAAATCGGACACGTTACGCACCGAGCCCATGAAACGGCTGACGGCATCCACAACGCGCGTGTCAGGACGCTTATTCGACACGCCACCATACGCGCCACGAGCGCGGATGAACACCTGACCATCATCCTTCGCAATGCTACCGGCTCCCGTATGCGACAAGTACAAGTCAAGCGTAAGCGAGTCATTGGCCGAAATATTCGTAATCAGGAACGGCAGGCCGATAGTCACCCAACCGACCTCGCAAGCCTGCTGGATACGAGCACCCGCCTTCTCCCCATTAAGCAGCCAATACCCGTCCAGCTCACCCGCCGTCGTGGTCTTGACATTAAGACAGGCGTACACCTCCAGCCACGTGTCCGCATACACGTCCAATTGCACGGGGAGCACCCGCTGCGCGGTGCTGCCGAGTGTGAAATCATCCGTCGTGAAAGCCTGAAAAACAGACTCCTGCTCCGTGTTGTCCGTGTCGCCTGACAGGGTATCAGTGGCGATGGTGAAGGACGGCGGCACATAATCCAAGGTCACGCTATCGTCCTCATGGCCGCTACTATGATGGATGACCGAGACTTGCGTCACCACCTTCGCCTGTAGCGGCTCGTCCCACACGGCGACAATCTCACCCAAACGCAAGCCCTGAATATCATCAACCGCGGTCAGGTCATACGATATAGTCGGATAAGCGGTAACAGCCAGTTTCTTCTTCGCGTCCGCGAGCAGGTTGGCAGCTACCGTGTAGCGTTCGTCCTGCCATTCCTGACGTTTGGTGTAACGTTTGCGTGCTTCAGTCTCGCTCAGGCCAAGACCCACGTACCAGCCGAAGTCTTCCACTAGTTCGCTATCGTTATTCACACCGCGCACGGTAAGTCCGTTAGCTCCGATAGGGTGCAAAACGGTGCACGTGGGCGGCGTTTCCGTCTTTTTAATGTCATCCAGATTATCGCCATACGTGAAGACGCGCGACGGCTCAGAGGGCAACGGCCTGAGGAAATCAACCACTCGATTGTACGAATCGAACGATAAGCGCAGGTCTGCAAGATTCGCCAACCATTGCAACAGTTCCGTGACCTTCTTGCCCTGCAAATCGGCGTACACGCGCCGGTCTGTTTCGATGATTCCGACCGTCCACAAGGTCGGCTCAAGCACCTTACTCACAGCATCCGTAAAGCGTAGGTTTTCGCACTTGTAAGTCTCAAGCTCGATATTGGCCATTTCCGACTGACATTCGTCCGCGGTAAGTTCCGCGATACCATCGCCACGCGCCCGGTCGACCTGAGTCACCACATACCGACGCCTGTTAAACACTAGCTCCATGTCGCTCACGATGTCGCGTGCTTCGGTCAGCGATGTGTCAACGATAAGCCTGTTAGTTGAATCAATACGCTCGTCCACAGTCCACTCGGACACGTCGTTTACCGCGCGAATCGGCTTACCGTTTAGGCCGCACAGATAGGCTACTTCGCTGCTCTGCATTACAACCACCTCATGAGATAGCGGAACTGGCCGCTGCTGATGTTCTCCGTTTCGATGTGATTCACGTCACGCAAACGGGGGAACACGCCCGCCACTTCGGCCACAAGCAGGTTATTACCATTGTCCATGACCTGATTATGCTGACTGTCAATCACACCACCCGTGAGCGTCTTGTCGATGCTCAGCGTCTCACCGTTGACCGTGATTGACGGCTTGCCGGTAGCCGTGAACGTTAAGACTGGCAGGATAGTGCAATTTGTATCGATGCTGATTGTCTCAGCCAAATCAACTTGCTGTGCTTCGCCGTAGCGGTACGGGTCATAGCAGCTAAACACGAACTCGCCTCTGCAATAGGTGGGCTTATCATCCGACAGGCTCACCTCCGAGACAATACCCGTGTAATAGCCGGTTTGGTCGCTGAAGCGTATAGTGCTCGGCTGCTCGATATTAAGGGAGTGGGTTAGCTTGGCCTGCATGTCAAGCAACCGGCAGGAGAACATGGCGAAAGAGACGGTAATCTCACGCACGGGGAGGCGACGGCTCACGAACCTGCCGCCGTCACCACCCTTGTAGTCCACTCCGGTAACGTCTGGACTCAGCAGGCCACGGCCGGTAATATCCTCAATCCACAATGTCATACCATCAGCGGCGAACAGATTGGCAAGGCTCACATTGTTGTAGTACACATCAACCATACTCAAGCCCTCCGCATATCACGCTTCTGGAGTCTGTTGAGCTCCTGAGCAACCAGGCGAATATCATTATCACTACGCACGTTCATAGTCTCGATTTTAATAACCGTCTGCATGTTCCCGGCAGTGGCAGGCGACACCACGCCAGCAAACGAAGGAACATTAACGCTACCATTCCAGCGAGCATCCAACCCGTCCAGCTTGTCAACCACCTGCGACACATTCGACCGGACACCAACACCAACAACCTGCCCGGACAAACCGGCGACAAGCTCACTGTTAGCATCGGCTATAACGTCCTGCACCACGCCGAAACCACTGGCAAGCCCCTTAGCAAGACCATCCATAATAGCCTGACCGGCAGGTACAAGCATGCGCTTATCGTAAGACAATGGGCCTTTATGCTTGACAATCCAGTCGCCAATCCCCCCGATAAACTTGGTGACGTTATCCCAAGCGCTCCTCAACCCGCCGAGAAGTCCGTTGATAATCGCGCTACCAGCGTTCAGCAGCCAGCTGCCAGCCCCTGCGAAGACCCCTATGATGCGCTGCGGTACACCACCAATCCATGCGAGCATACCCGTGAACTGGCTGATTACTGCGTTCTTTGCCTCACCGAACTTCGCACTAAACCAACCACCGATACCGGCGAAGAACCCTATGATGCGCCTCGGTATGCCACCGAACCAAGCACATACCGCCTGCCATGCGTTTTTAACATTATTGCCGGCGTTGGTGAAGAACCCTGTAATCGCGGCCCACACGTTACGGATGAACGCGGTGAAACCCGCCCACATCGTGCTCATAGTGTTACAAAAGTCCTGCCACATCTGCTTACCCAGATTGGTCTGGGTGAAGAACCACACTAAGCCGGCTACGAGACCAGCTATAAGACCAATTACAAGGCCGATAGGGTTAGCCATCATCGCACTGTTAAGCAGCAGCTGCGCGGCCTGCGCGGCCTGAGCGGCAAGGGAGAACGACTTGAGGAAAGACACCACGGAAACGATAATCTCCGCAGCTTTGAACGCAGCAAAGGCCGTGCCGATACCGACCAGTGCGCCTATAATCCAATCTTTATTAGCGCTGAACCAGTCGCTGAACAATCGTAAAGCGGCAAGCGTCGGCTGAATCAGATTACCAATAGTGGTGAATACCGAACCGATAACCGCGCCGACCTGACTCAACAGGGCGCTTACCCCAGACCAATCCGTATTATTAACAAACGCAGCGAACTTAGTCGACATACTCGTAAGCCCATCGAGGAAACCAGTCACGAACGGCGTAAAAGCGTCCCCCAATGTGCCCGCCATGGTACGCTTGAAAGCCTCCCACTTCTGGCCAATACTCATGGTTGAGTCTGCGGCCTCGTCAGTCGCACCCTTGATATCCGCGTATGAGTTGGGCACGTTGGCCAGTGCCTCAATCATGCCCATAGCATTGTCTTCGCCGAGGCTAGACCACAGGGAGCTAGCGATGCTCGCCTCCTTGGTCTTATCGGTCATGTGGCCAAGTTCCCCGATTACGGCGTTTAATACGTCTTCGGCTTTAGCGCGTCCGTTTTGGAACTCGTTGAACACGTCCTGCGTGCCCTGCGAAAAGTCGCTCATGCCCTTTTCCATACGCCCGTCCGTAAGGGAGGTCAGGAACTCGTTGAGGAAGTCGCCCACCTTGTCCAATTGGTAGGCTCCACTAT